GGACAAGGACGAAGAAATAGAACTTGACGATGTTACGACAATCAATTACTCGAACCTCTATGGAGAGGCGGTAACGGTATCTGGATTGCTTAACAAGGTCGGTCTAATGAAAGTTGAATATGAGAAGAAAGCGAAGGAAGAGAAACTGTTTTGTGATGTGTTTGCAGCTAATTTGAGGAAGAAATTAAGGCGAGAAGCGGCTACGAATGGAGGAAGAATAACGATTGATGGAGAATCTTTTAAGCTGACTGAAAAAGGATTGGAGGACGCTATATTACTCAATGAACAGTATCAGAAAAATCTGATGAATCTTATTGAGATAGAATCGAAGCGAGACAAGTTAGACACCCTATTTTGGGCAGTACAAAGCAAGGACAAGAAACTTAACAATTTGTTGCCAAAGATTGTACCGCAAGACTTTGAAAAAGAGCTTATTGAAGGAAAAATAAATACTTTTAAGATAGTGAAAACCGATTATTAATTTTTAAAAATTTTGTGTTATGGCTTTTGACAGAAGTAAGTACAAGAAAGCGAGTGTAGAATCAATTGATGAAACAGTAGGAAAAGCAGCCGCAACAATGGGCGGTGGTTTTGGACAAGGCGGCAGAGCCTCATTTTTTAATCTGAGCGAAGACGGAAGATATGTATTGCGCGTATTGCCGTCGTTGACAGGGAAACCCTATATGCCGAGAAAGACGGTTAAACTTCCTATTGAGTGTGCGGTATATGACAAGGACGGGAAAGACACCGGGAAGAAGGAAATCAGACAAAGAGATGTCTTTACTTCTGATATCCACAGCAACCGGATGAATGGAGAAGATGCAGTGCTGACCTATATCAGCCACGTGTATAACCTGGCAAATGATATCCAGGACAAGGAAGAGCGCGCAAAATTCCTCTATCCCATCAGCGGTTACCGCAACAAGCAAAAACAATGGATATGGGGCATGAAAGCCATGCTTAACTATGTGGCTTATGTATGGGACGAAAATGACGTGTACCGTCTTGATTTGCGCCCGGATTGGTGGAAGAAAATGAAGAACATTTCTATGGAGCGCGCAGGCGGTTCTGACGATGGTATTATTAATCTTGACATCTTTTCTGACCCGGACGAAGGTTATCCGTTGATTGTCAATGTCACCACGGACGAAAACAAAAAGAAAAATTTTGACATTACTTGTGGTATGCCGGATGCTAATAAGCGCCAGACTTGGGACGATTTCTTTGCTAAAAACCGTGTATCAGACGAAGTGTTCGGTATCATGGAAGAATTGCCTACCCTGGATGATATGTATGTAGATGTCTTTTCACGTAAAGACTGGGATATGCAGTTGGAAGGATTGGAAAGAATCGACGAGGAACAATCATACGGTATTTTCCAAGACGACGTATTCTTGAACAAACTCGAAGAACTTGACAAATTGGTTCCGGAAGAGGACGAAATCAAGGAAAAGAAAGCTCCTAAAAAAGCCCCCGAGACAAAGAAGGTGAAAACGGAGGAACCGAAAGAAGAGCCAACAAAGACGGAAAAAAAAGCAGGCGGTTATCCTACATTGACGAACCTCAAAAAGGAACTCCGTGCCTACATTGCCGATAACTACGAAGATAAGGAATTACCGGAAGAGTTGACTGTAGCAGAACTCCGTAAATGGTACGACATTGCACAGGAAGGTGGCGAACTGCCTTTTGAGGATTACGAAGAGCCGGAAGACGAAGAAAAAGGAACAGAAGAGACGAAACCGGAAGATACGGCAGTTGAAGAAAGGGAAGCATCAGCAAGCGTTCCTAACTCTATTGCATCACGGTTGAGAAACTTGAAAGCAAGAACTTCAAAATAAATCATACAAGGAAGGGTAATTTCTACCCTTCCATTATTCCTATTATTATGAAAAATCTTTACAGAATAATTCTCATTTCGGGAATGATAATATTACTCGTATTGTTATTTCTATCTATCAAGAAGGCAAGGGAAAACGAAAGGTTGATATATGAAGTAGAATTCTATACTGATTCTTTGAACCGATACACAAAAATTTATAATTCTGAAAGCTTTTCTAAACTGAAGAAAGAAAACAAAGAATTGTACAATCAATTGAAGGAAAAGGAAGCACTTGTAGAGGCAGTGGAATTTGAATGGAAATACAAGTATGAAGGACTGGAAAAGCAGGTTTCTGAATTAAGAAAAACGGACAGCCTCTATACATTCAAGGAAGAAACCGATACGGTGGGATATGACTTGCAGGTATGGGCTACACACCTGGCAAAATATAAGATTAACTTTAATATAACCAACAAGTTTTTATTGACAAATCAGCGTATAGGGGACAGTAACCGTATGGAGATAACTTCCCAATTGCCCGGAAAGATAGGCGATGTCACAATGTGGACGAAACCGGAGAAAAAGAAAAGATTCGGTTTAGGGTTGTCCGTAGGTGCCGGATATGGAGTATTCAATAAAGATTTTGATGTGTTTGTAGGATTAAGTGGAACATATTTAATTTGGTAATTATGTTTGTACAGATAAATAACAAAAGGATAAAGATTACTTCTATCAGTAGATACAATGATGAGGGGTATTCACAGTCAACCAAGAAGTTCAGAATAGCTTTAAAAATTTCCAATGTCTGGGAAAGCTTCTATTTTGACAAGGAAGTAGAGAAAGATAATGTTTTGAAAAATCTTGACAATACATTAAAGGTGACAGCGCTATGACCGGGAAAATGATAATAAGTACAGACTGGCACTTGAAGACGTCCAATATCGAAGAAATAACGGAATTGCAAAGGCAGGAATTGAACGTAGCGGAAGACAACGGTATAACCGACCATGTGTGGCTTGGTGACATATTCGATTCCCGTATATCACAGAGGCAGGACGTCTTAAATGCTTTTTCCTCTATACTTGATATGTACGCGAGGATGGGACACACAGTATATTGCATTCCAGGAAATCACGATAAGAGCGATTATAGTTCGGACAGGTCGTTTCTTGATGCGTTTAAATATCATAAAGGGTTTAAGTTGATAACTGACTTGGACGCTTTCGAGATAGGCGGTGTAATATGCTATTTTATGCCGTTTTTCGACAATGCGATATGGTTAAAAGGGATGGGTGATGTGCTGAAAGAAAAGAATCATAAGACGCATGTACTTTTTACTCATATTGCTTTCCAGGGAAGCAGGAATAATGACGGTAGCGAGGTAGAAAGCGATATAAAACCTTCTTTGTTTAAAAACTTCGGTATGGTATTTTCCGGACATTACCACGATTTCCAAGAAATAGGAAAGAATATCGTGCACTTGGGAAGCATCACTCAGAACAATTTCGGGGAAGATGATAAAAAGGGGTTTTGGTTATTGGATGATGATTTGACATACGCGTTTATTCCGTCAACAGGGAAGCGATACAGAAAGGTTACTGTGAACCTGGAAAACACGACTTTCAAGCAAGCGGATAAGATTGTAAAAGATTTTCAGAAGAAAAACAAGGAAGATTTTGTGCGCGTGGAATTCGTAGGTACGAAAGATGCAATTTCCTCCATTGACAAGGAAGAGTATAGAAAGCTTGGTGTGGATGTCAAAGTTAAGTCCGTAGAACTGGAAACGGAAGAGGTGGAGACAGCAGAAGAAATCAAAGCTTTGTCCGGTTCCGATATTGCAGAAAAATTCAAGGGATTTTGCGAACAGAACGATTACTCCTATAATGAAGGAATGGAAATTTTAAAGGAGGTGTTATAATGGGATTGGAAGAATTATTTGGAAGAATAGAGAAACGTTTCGGAAAGGAAGCGGTAGTAGGCAACGATATAAAGGTAGACACCGTGTCTTCCGGCAGCATGGCATTTGACGAGATATTAGGAGGAGGTTTTGCACTTGGAAGAATACACGAAATATACGGAGGATTTTCGAGCGGCAAAAGCTCTGCGGCATTGCATCTAAGTGCATCCGTACAGAAAACGCTTGGGAAAGCGGTAGGGTATGTAGATACGGAACAAGCACTTGACCTGGAATACGCAAAAGCGCTTGGAGTTGATTTAAGCCGCGACAAGTGGATAATGTCGCAGCCGGATAGTGCGGAACAGGCGCTTGAAATCGTGCGTGAGATGCTGGAGGTGCCGGAAATCGGATTGGTAGTGCTTGATTCGGTTGCTGGATTGGTGCCGGAAGCTGTTTTGCAGGGTGAGGCAGGAGATGCAAAGATAGCGCTTGTTGCACGCCTTATGTCACAGCAGTTAAGCATCCTAAAAAATGTATGTAAGAAAAACGGAAACATTCTCCTATGTATCAATCAGACAAGGCAGAAAATCGGAGGTATGGGATTCGGTCCTACGACAACCACACCAGGAGGTGAAGCCCTTAAATTCTATGCCACCCAAAGAGCGGAATTTGCCCGTATAGGCACGGAAAAGACCGATGGAGTGGCAACGGCCAATAAGACACAAATAAAAGTCGTAAAGAATAAGATTGCACCCCCTTTCCGTGTATGCCAGGTAATGTTAGAGTATGGTGTAGGATTTGACACGATACAGGAGCTTATAGATATGTCTATAAGAGAGGGGATTTGCTCTAAAAAGGGTGCTTGGTTTTACTATGGCGAGACCCGGTTAGGACAGGGAATGGATAACGCTAAAAAAGCGTTGTCGGATAAGGATTTGTT